GCGTGTTAGGTGCAAGCAAGCCTGCTGTGATGTTCCCGATCATTATCCAATAGCTCCGACGACGTACCAAGTGTCTGTGCCTGTCTTGATGCAGGCTGCTGACTTATATTGTGCAAGGGTAGGGGCTGCCGCTGTTGCGCCAGCTGATAAGACTGTAGTAGTGCCAGAAGTAACGGCTGAGATTGTGCATGTTCCAGCCCCAATGTTGAGGACAGTGAGGACTGTACCGATAGGGAATGCTACAGAGGCATTAGTAGGGATCTTATAAGCGATCGCTGTGGCCTTGTTCATAAGCTCTAGCACTTGATAAGCGTCGGCAATGACGGCCGTATAGTCGGCAGTCTGCGCTGCGCCTACAGTATAGGCTACTAGGCCGTTATAGTCTGCGGCTGTAAAGATGTCGCCTGTTGATGCTGGAAAGCCTTCTGCCATGATTTTCTCCTAGTATCCCATTATGGATTGTCCGATTATACCGTAAGTCGATGATCCGATGATGAATCCCTCGACTATCGGTTCTAGCGTGGTGACCGTACACTTCATAGAGTTCGGTGTTATATCCCATGCTAAGCCCTGCACTTGCAAGGTCTTCACGATTGTCGAGCCGTCTGGCTGGACGTTAGTAATCTTGACATTGTCAAAATAATCTAGGCCGATCATTGTGTCAGTCGGTACATCTGTATCGAGTAGATCGACTGTCATGGCATCGATGCGGATAGTTGTCTCAGCTCTAGTTGCCACATATATCTTTGCGATGTCTAGGACTTGAGCATCTGTTTCAGGGATCATGTCTGTAATAGTTGTGCCATGAGGGAAATACTTAGCCGATGATGATGCATCTGTTGCAGTCTGCGCTGTGCCGCCGATGCGTGTCATGCTGGCTTGATTGACGATGAGCTTGTCATCGAAGGCGTACTTTAGGTCTGAGTAGGGAATGCCTGTAGTCTGATCGAACTCGATAGGTGCAGCAGCTAGAGATCCCACGACATCGGTGCGATCCTTAAACTCTGCTGTGCCATCTGTGCGAATGAAGAACGCGCCTTGCTCTGCGAACTCGGCGGCCTTGAGGGCTGCAAGGGATGTGCGAGCCGTTGCTGGATCTGCCTGGACTGTAGTTGATCCTGTGTCGGTGATACGCATTGATGTAGGGAATGAGACTTGATCAAGGATCTTTGTGATACGAGTGCCAGTGGTCTGTCCAGCAGTTGCGTCTGTAACTGTAGAGACGTTAGCCATTTGAAAGAGTCTGAATGCATCGGAGCAGATGATATCGACGTAGCCGATCTCCTGCCCTGTTGGATAGTAATACTTATAAGAATCGACATAACCTGAGAATAGGAACTGCTGCGCTGTTGCAGTAGTAGCAGCTACGCGGATCTTACGAAGTGGAGTCAGATAGCCGAAATAGGGGCTAGATGCATTCTGCGGGTTAAAGTATGAGTCAGGATCTAAGACTCGCACTGTGCAGTTGCCGGACTCATAGGTGTCTCGCATGATGTTACGGCCACGGCTGATCTTAATTGATCGAGTTACATCGCTGAGATCGATTACTGGCTCTGGTACTTCTGACGCTGCAAAGGTATTAACACCGATAACGCCGTACTTAGCATCTCCTATTGTAAACGGATAGCCGAATGTAGCGCCTTGGCTAAAGTCGAATGATACCGAGATGGTGGCAGGGAGTGTCATTCGATTGCTACTGCACCCTTATTGCGTGAGCGATTAACGCCTACGAAAGATCCCGATAAAGATGAATTAGTCTGTGAGCTAGTAATTACTGCCGCTAAATCTTCTTCGCCGACTTTAACTGAGACATACACGTCGCCTGATTCCGCCGCAGCTTGAGCCGCTTCCGCCTTTCTTTGTGCTTCCTGAGCCGCTAAAAGAGCATCAAGTAATTCTGATGTCGCATCTGTTGTCTGGGCTGGAATTGTCTGCGGTGCATTAATTACTGTTTCAGGTGATACCCCTAATGAAGCTGCTGTGTAGGCCAGAACGTCGGCAGGAATTACCCAATTACGAAACGGATTTGGAGCTTCTGGGGTAGCAAGAAGTGCTGCTTGTAAAAGAGCGTTGCGCTTTACCGCTGCATCTAACTCGGCCGCTAGTTTAGTTGCCGCCGCGTCATTCTTGTCGAGAAGGGCAAGCTGTAGATTTAGAGATAGTCGATCTGTTTCGCTAATCTTGCCTTTAAGGGCAGCCATCAATCCTATGCGTATTAGGTCTAATGTCTGTGCAGCCCTATCTAAGGCCGCTTTTTTCTTTAGGTCTGCCATCGATTTTTTCTGCAATGCTAATAATTCTTTTTGACGCTTTAGCGCATCCAACTCAGCCTTTTTTAATTTATCTTGTTGCTCTTGCCAGACAGAGCCAGCCAGTACGTTGGTGCTTGTGAGGGGCTGGGCTAAGCGAGCAATGTCAAATATTTTTTTAACTTCTTCTGCTGATGCGCCTGTAAATAGTCCCTTAACTACTAGGATAAATCTACCAACTGATCCAACGGCATTTCCAATGGCTGTTGCCACGGAATCAATTTTGCTAATAAAATCATTTGTATCGCTAGAATTAGTTACTGTTATCAAGGCGTCTATCAGACTTTTACCAATAGTCTCGCTTGCTTCTCCAGCGGCTACGCTTAGCAAAGACATCTGGCCTGCATATGTTTCAAGCTGCGCGGCATTTGATCCGCCAAAAGTTTTATTTAATAATTTCTGAATCTCTAGATAACTGGCAGATGTTAACTCTGTTTGAGTTAGACCTAAATTATACTTTTTTAATCCTTTAGTCTGACCTGTATATGCACGACCGATATCGGATGCGACTGTGGCTACGTCAATACCCGTCGCAGCCGAGACGTCTAAAGATTGACTTAAAATCTTTTGAGACTCTGAGACTGATCCTGTTATCTGAAGAAGGGTCTGCATCGCTGGTCGGAGTTGTGAATCTGTAACTCCAGACATGCGAGAAAGTTTGTCTATGTAATCTTCAATAGCCGGAGCCTCGAAGGCTATGCCTAGATTCTTTACTACTTGAGCTAGACGAGTTGCTTCTCTTTGATCTTCGAGAAATGCCTTAGCCGCTTGCTTGCCAAATTTTACAATAGCGGCAGCGCCAAGGCCAATGCCTGCTGCGCCTGCTAGTTTCTTGACGGATGACTGTAATCCTTTGACGCCTTTGTCAGCATCCTTGATACCTTTGTTATCAAAGATTGCGGCAATGCGAATTGCTAGACTTGTATTCGCTGACATTAGCGACCTCTATAATCTCTACTTGCGCCTTTGGTAACTGCTAAGGCTGTCCGCATTGACTTCTCGATAGCCTTTAGTACGGCTGCATTAGTCTTGCCTTGATCTTCTGCCCATGCTCTAAATAATAAACGGCCTTTAGTCTTACGGGTACGACGTCCTGCTGCGCTTCTTTGCTGGCTATCTACTAGCGGTGGCAATGCGTCGATGAATTGACGGCCTGCATTAGGGTTGGCAGATTTGTTAACTTTGCCAGAAGTGTCAACGTAGCTGCTAAACACTCCACGCGTTGATGCTTGAGTGGGCTGACCTTGAGGATTCTTGCGGCCTGCTGTCTCATAGATAGCGCCTGCGGCGGTCTTATTGAAGATAGTAGCGATCGATCTGAATCCACGCTTATTAGGCTTTGATGCAGCTGTACTATATCCAATGCCGCGCTTTACCTCACTGCTGCGAAAGACTCTATTCTCCCAGATACCGACAGCGTTACCCCATCCAGATAACGGTGCATCGCTAGGAACGAATCCTCTGGCTTTGACTGCCACTACCTTGAGAAGGTTTCTGATCTCCTTCTCAGTTTCTTTAGCCAGAGCAGGCTCAACTTTTCTAAGTGCCTTGCGGAGTTCAAGTGCGCCGCTTACTTCTGTAGGCATCCTGTTGCTCCTTCGCTCTGTCTTTCAATGCTTTCAGTAACATCTGGAGCATCGATGAATCTAAATCAATTAAAAGTTGTGGAGCGATAGCCGTCTCAATGCTCAAGCGAGCTATGAGATAGTGGATGCTATCGCTGCCTAGGCCAAAGGGTCAGACTCTGCAACCTCTACACTCTTAAGAGTTTCAAGGAAGTCTGCGCCGAATGGCTTGACTGTGACTCCACTTAGTCGAAGGCCTTCCCATGCAAGCCAATAGACATCCGACTGCTTTTCATCATCGCGGAACGCTTTGTGAAATCCCTTTTTAGCATATAGCTCGAACGCGTACTCAAGTCGAGGAGTGATCTCGATCTCGGTGACGCTGTTGTCTGCCATCGTGACTATTAACTTTGCCATGCTGTGCCCCTTTGTTTAGTTAGTTTAGAATGTACCTGTAGTAGCAACTGCAACAGTACCAGAGACGTTGAATGTGAGGCTCTGTGTTGAGAGATCACCGACTGCGCCGTTGATATCTGTCGTGTTGTTGATTAAGCATGTCATTGTGTAGAGAGGGTTAGTCGCAGATACTGCGGTTCCCTTTGTCTGGAGTAGAACTACTGTGACGTTAGTTCCCCATGCAGCTTGCAATGTCGCTAGGACGTTAGCTGCTGCTGTGTCGTTCAAGAAGTCGATTGTGACAGATGATGCCTCAAGACCCTTGACGAACTTATGGCCAGAGTCACCCATTGCAGTAACTTCGAGCTCATCGAATGCGCGGTTAAGTGTTACTGATGTAACGTGGTCTGATAGATCGACTGAGTTTACCTTCACGCCGACGTTGTTGCTTAGAAATACAGCCATGAGATTATTCCTCGTCTTTCTTAGTAGTTACTGGCTTAGGTGTTGATGGTGCTACCTGCCCGATCTTGATCAGGAAGGCTTCTTGCTCTTTTTCCCACTCGGACATTTTAGCTCCAACTCGTTAGGACTGAGATATTGAT